TCCGTGCTAACCCCCCTGTCGTCGCCCCCCGCCCGCCCAAGGCCAAGCCGGCAGCCGCTGTGCCTGGAGGCAAACCCGTCCCGTCCAACCCCCCAATCGCCAAACCCCCTGCTGGTGGGCCTACCGGTGGCAACACCGAGGCTACGCTGAAACCCACGAGCAAGGGCAAGACCGAACGGCTGCCACCCACTGATGCTGAGATCGAGGCATCATGGGACATGTTTCTTGCAGAGGTCACCATCCACCTCTACAAAACCAGCCTCAACCCCACGCGGTATACCATGGGACGTAGCCGAATCAATACGTGGATGTCCAAGTCCGGCCTGCCTCTCACTACCGCAAACGTGCTGAAGGCCGCCACCATCATTGACCGTGAGGTTGCTGCTTGCAAAGCCATGATGGAGAGCAACGGCGCTTATACTCTTGCCTTCGGCCAGGCAAAAGGGACGACCGAGCTGGAACGTGACGTTGAGGAGGGCACCGCAAGGAACCTCTTCATCTTGCACCCATCGCGGATTTGGCACTCCTCGTGTCGCAGCGTCCGCAAGGCGTTCGAGGAGTTGACGTCAGACGGACCTGGTTCGCTCAAGTTGTCAGAGAAAGGTGTCAAGTACACATCGCCTTATCCCTACCTGAAGACCACATGTTGCGAGCCTGCCTTGCTTAAGTGGTTGACGGACCGTGGTAAGACCATGGAGGATCTCATGGACGATCGACTCGACGACATTCTGCCTCGTGGGATGAAGTTTTCAGCCAAACGCGCCGACCTGCAATGCCAGGAGGCCCAGCAGATCCCCGTTGGGTTCACTACCCAAGATACTGGATTGTGGATTCCTTCGACCCATTGTTGGCATAACGAAGCACTCGCCATCCTAGCCCGGCAACAGGTTGGGGTAAATGAAGAGTCGACGCCCGAGACGCGGCACGCAATCTACGATTTCGGCGTCGACATGGCCTTGGCGATCTGGCCAAACATCAGCTACGTTGCACCGGCCCAGGAAGTCATGGATGCCGAGTATCTCGAAGGCAAAACCCGGGGCCAAAAACTGACGTTTGAGCGTGGACGCACAGCCATGCGCGCCGGTAGCAGCGTTAAGTATGAGTGTTCGTCTTTCGTCAAGGCCGAGATTTCTGGTGAGAAGGATCCAGTCAAGCAGCACCCTCGCAACATTTGTGGCAATCATCCGGACGGCACGTATATCTCCGAGGTTGGCCCGGAGTACGGTTCCATGCAACACTATGCGGTCAAGGAGCTCTTCCGTGGACCCAACACGTTGCCCGAGCGGTTCTTCGTGTATACTAGCGGGTTGAGTGGCGAAGAGGTTGGCACCCTTGTTAGCCACATGGAGCAGTTGAACTTTTGGCCCATCGAAGTCGACCTCACCCGCTGTGATGGCCACACGTCTATCGAGGCGCGTCAAGCGGAGTGCAAGTGGTACCGCATCAACGGCATGAGTGCCGAATGTTTGGCCCATCTTGCCGAGGACCACAAGATCGCAGGACGCTCGAAGCTCGGCTTTGAGTTCAAGGCTGGGCCGTCGGAGCCTTCCGGACGTCCCGATACGTCATGGGGCACCAGCCTCCGCCTCATTTTCATCGATCTGGTGTTTGGCGCGTGGACCAACTGGCGTGAGGAACAAGGCATTGTCGACGTCGATCCGGATGCACTGAGAGATGATCTGCTACAGTTCATCGAACATGCTCGTCATCCTGGCAATTTCGACCGCGTCATCCAGGCCTTCAAAGTCAACCCCACCTACGGCGTACGGCTTGGGGATGACAACGTTATGGGCCGTTTGGGGCAACCACAGAAGGAGGTCGTTGAGATGGTTTACGGCCTTGCCGGGCATGTGGCCGTAGTGAAGGTGTTCAAGCCCACGGAGTACAATAAGGTCACGTTCTGTTCATCGCTGTTCTGGGACGTCGGCGGTGGCCGCCGTGTGCTCGACCGATTCCCGTTCCGCACGTTGTCAAAGACGTTCATGAACTCGGACCCGGCGCTCAGATCGCAAGACATGCCGGGGTTCGTCGCTGGCGTCGCTCGTGGCTTTAAGCATTCGTACTGGGTGCCGGTCCTGGGCGACGTGTGCCGTATTCTCGCCGACACGACCGTTGCGTCCCGCGTGGATAAACGTGCAGCGGCCGGGGCGAAGTACAAGTATAGCACCAACACCGTCGAAGACATCGATCAGGACGCGCTAGAGGCGCACTTTCTCGACTTCTACGGCGTCGATGTGTCCACTTTCGCCTACCTCAAGGACGTCCCGTGGCACCAGACCGGCGTTATTTTCAACTTGCCCGCTTTCAGGGACATGCTCGCCATTGAGGGTTTCACTGATTCCTCAATGCGCGGTCTTGAGCATGCTGATCTCGAGCTCGTAGCCAACGCCAATGCCGGCATCGATGCGCTCGCCCAGCCAACCAGCCTCGCCGAGGACCTCGCCGCAACCTTCGGCGGTTTCCTCATCTAAGGGGCCTGCCCCCTCCTATGGCCCGTCCATTCCGGACGGGTCACCCCCGTCAGCCCCTACTCCGGTAGGCCACAGTGCGAACTGTGCGGGCTGTACAAGTGCCGTGTGGGAGTGTGTCCGCCCACCCGTCAACGAACCAAGTGAC